TGGAAAGCTGAAACTATTGCAAACATGGGATCAGAAGAAGATTTTAACCAGGAATATGGATTGCAATTCTTTTCTTCAGATAGACTACTATTATCGTCAAAGGATCTTAAGAAAATCTTTAGTATTGCAACTAAATACGAAGAACCTCTTAAAATCAATTGGGATCCAGAAGTACTTGCCTTAATGGAAGGTAATTTTACAGTTCACCCTAATCTAAAGGATTGGGACGAACAGGACTTTAGAAATTCTCCAGATCAATATGTATTTTCAGTCGATACAGCAGATGGAACAGGCAAAGACTTTTCAGTTATTAATATCTTTAAAGCAGTAGCCCTTCCAATAAAAACGCTAGAGCCAATTAAAAATCTAATTAAATCTGAATTAGACTGTATTTCTCTTGTACAGGTTGCAACTTGGCGAAGTAATCGACAAACCATTAATGAATATGCTCAAGTATTAGAATATTTAGTTTACAGACTATTTAATTTTGAAAATCTTAAAGTCCTAATAGAATTAAACCACAAAGGGGACTTTATTTTGGATAAGATCTCAAGTAATGAACAATATTGGCCTGGCCAGTTAATCCACTCTAAACATACTGAAGCAACTAAACTACTTAAACCAGGTCTTAAATTAAGTGTTACTAATAAAATTAAATTCTGCGAAAGATTTAAGTATCACGTTAACGTAAATAAGATTTTGCCAAACGAAAGTAAAACCGTAATGGAACTCGGTTCATTTGGTAGATCAACCAATGGTACATACCGAAGCCAAAGCGGAAATGACGACTTAGCAATGACTTGCGTCAACTCAGCGGCATTCTTTGACTCTCCAAGCTTTTTAGAGTTAGGTACAGAGGTTTGGGATAGAACTAGTGAAGAATATAAAAAGGCCGTAACTGAAACAATTTTAAATTCAATTCAGGGAGACGGCTCATCCAAGATTACATCAGATTTAGTAGGTTATCTAAACGATACACCACAAATGAAAAAACCAGGACAAAGACAAGTGTTCGATGCAAATTACCTAGATTCATATAAGCAGACTTTGTCTGGATTTTATGGAGATCAAAAAAACTAGTGAAGAATGATTAATTTTGACTTAACTCGAGATAGAGATGTTATTTTTAGAAGAACTATCTCGGCAATTCAACTAGCAATAGAGAAGAATACTGATGTTGCTGAATTGCCAAATGTTAAAGTTGCCGAATCCGAAATTGATGCATTTGTGTTAAGAGATGGATGGGAAGATGCAATTGAAAAAGCAAAAAAACACTTCGAAGAACTCGAAGATTATGAAATGTGTCATACATGTATGTCACTAATTGAGCAAATTAAAAATAACATTAACTAATGCAAAGATCCACAAAAAGAAGAGGTACTTCTGCACAGTCGATTCCAGACTTGCTAAAACAGGTTTCACTAAAGCCTTCACAAAAAGACTATCTTGATACTATTCTAAATAATGATATAACTTTATGTTATGGACCAGCTGGAACAAGTAAAACGTTTGTAGCATGTTATGCTTCTATGAAATTACACACAGAAGACAAAATACAGAGAATAATTTTATCCAAACCAATTCAGGAATCTGGAGAAAAGCTTGGATTTTTGCCAGGAGATATTAAAGAGAAAATCGATCCATTTATGGAAAGTTATCGAACTAACTTTGAAAAAATTGTTGGCTGGGATAACTTAGTTAAATTAGAAGGTGACGGTCTTATTGAATTTAGACCACTGGCATATATGCGAGGAGCAACATTTGACAATTGTCTAATGGTATTAGATGAAGCACAAAATGCAGATTTTAGACAGTTAATGCTGTTTATTACCAGAATGGGAAAAAATTCAAAGGTATTAATTTGCGGAGATGTAAGTCAATATGACATATCAAGAGACAAAGTGGCACTTCCTAAATTTATTGAAATGATGAAGGGTATTAAAGGAATGGGAATTCACACATTTGGAGACTCAGATATCGTTCGTAATAAAATTTTAATAGAAATTACAGAAAGATATGAGAAATGGAAGACCACAAATAAAATTAATTGGTAAATTAACCTAGTACACAATAACACTATCTAGAAAAACACTTTTATGGCAATAAACAAAAATCTAACGGGTTACGAAGATTTAAACCGTCGACTTAACGATGAAATGCAACAGTTAGCTGAGGCAATTTTAGCAAAAACTTTCTCCGAAAGAGACAGAAACCGATTGGTTCGTATTATGGAACCAAAACTTAAATACTTTATTTGGAAGTTCTTTAAAGATAAGGACGAAACTGAAGAGGCTCTACACAATACGTTCTTTAAGATTTTTAAGTCGCTTGATAGTTATAATCCAAAATACAGATTTACTACTTGGATCTATACTATTGCTCGAAATGAATCACTATTACATTTGCATAAACTTAAACAGCACATGACTACTGATATTGATTTAATTGGAAATTCTCTGTTTTTAGTTGATGATAGTCGAGATAATTTAGAAAAGGAGTATTCTTTGGAAAACTTATACACTGCAACCATGCTTGCAATTGAAGAAATGCCAGAGTCTTTGGAAAAATCTATCCTAATCGATAAGGAACTAAATAAAATGAAAGGCGCTGATATCGCAAACAAATACGATATGAACCTTAATACAGTTAAAACTAAAATACGAAAAGCTCGTAAAATACTAAAAGACTCGGTTTTGGAAACTAATCCAGAACTAGTCGAAAAAATAAAGGATCTTTTTTAATGAAATACGTAAATCCAATAGTCTTTATTAAGAAACTAGTTGCGCTAATCAAAGAATTAGCCCTATTTAGAAAATATCTTGGGATAATTACCGAATTAGAAGCAGCAGGCGACCTTCAAAAGCTTAACTTAAGACGAACTAGCTTTGGTCGACTATATTATGTTAAAAATCTTCAACCAGAGGTCTTATTAAATACTGATGATCTGCTTGGATTTGAAATAAACCAGGTTAAAGAATCGCTTGCCGATTATAATGACCCAATTACAAAATTGGGAATTATCGATTTTGTTAAAACTGGCTTCAGGAGAATTAAAACACCAGAAGTCTATGCATATTTAGTATGGATGGATTTTGAGTTTAAGGAAATTAATCTTGAAAGATTTTTTTATGTAATCGCATATCCGCTAATTGCAGCATTTATAATTATGCAGTTTATACTACCAGCCGGTAGTCTAGTGGATTGGACATATGTTTGGAACATGTTAAATGCCAAATAAATAACAGTATCAAATAATATTAAATTATGAACAAAGTAGAACAATTTTTACAGAAACACGGATTAAAAGTAGTAATATTCTTATTGATTTTAACCTATATGAAATCTTGCGGTGTAGATCGCGAGGTTGTTAAAATAAAGAAACAATTAACAACTCTAGATTCGATAGCAACAAAAAAGGACCTTGAAATAGAGGGTCTTAAAGCAGAAAAACGAATGATTCAAGCAACCGATCGTAAAATGCTAGATGTTCAGCGTCAATCTGAAATTGATGTTGAATTAAAAAAACTTGGAGCACAATAATGAAATCTAGAGCAGCCCATTACTTTATAATTGGTTCTTTTGTTACTCTATATCTCCTAGTATCAATTATTTCAACAATCCACGTAGTAGACTTTTTTAAATTGTCTAATCCAACGTGGCTAGCCATTTCTCTAGCAATTGGATTTGAAGTCGGAGCCGCAGCGTCCCTAGCATCTATTATCGTTTTAGATAAAATGAATAGGGGTATTGTTTGGGGACTTTTTATACTTTTAACTGCTATGCAGGCAATGGGAAATACCTATTATGCATTTTCACACCTAGAAAATTTTACAGGTTGGGTTGAACTGTTTGGCCTTCAAGAAGAGGACCTAATTTATCAAAAGCGCATGCTTGCAATTATTTCAGGTGCAGTTTTACCAATTGTCGCATTAGGTTTTATTAAATCGCTAGTTGACTATATTAAACCAGAAGAGCCTAAGGCTGAACCAGAAATTTTGGCAGAAGAACCTAAAATATCAGATTTACCTGAGTCAACCATTCCTCAAGTTAGTGATGATTTCCAAATTGGAAACAGCGGTGCATACGAACATACAGATGAGCCTAAAATAGAGTCACCAAAACCAATTAAAACCCCTAAGGTTAAAAAAGAGACTCAGCCAGAATCAGTGAAATCTACTGGACCAATTGAAGTTGACTTAACTAAACCTAGGCATATTGATTTACTAGAAATTCCAGATAGAGATACCCGAAGACTCTCCGCGGATGAAAGACTCTCTAGAGGAATTACCCAATAATTTGGAGGTAAATAATAAAAAGAACGTCTGCTAATGTCTTACATTAAATTTAAAGGTGATCCAAGCTATAAGCGAGTTAACGCTGGCATGGCTAGGTTATGCGATTCAGTACCTGTCAAAAAGTCGCTTAGGCTTATTGATAACTGCTTTTCAATAGTAGACAAAAATGTTAGCCAAGTTGATCTATGTGATTTCGGCAAATTAGCTTATCCAACCGATTCATATGCTAAACAAGAGTTGGAAATTTGCCAAGGCGAAACAGCAACGATATTTACAAATAGTTTATTTGGAGGAACAACCTCAACCGCTGCTACTACACTTAATAGTGCAGCAGTAACCCTAGCAACAGCCAATCCACTAATTAAAGTTGGTACTAAAGTTTCAGGAAGCGGTATTTTAGCAGGAACAACTGTTTTAGCAATTGCCGGAACAGCCTTAACTCTATCTGCACAGGCGACTGCAACCGCAGCTGCTTCTGTATTAACTTTTACAGAAGTATTAAATCTAAATAAAGCTTACGTAAAGGGTATTATTGTATATGTAAACTATCCTACCCTTGATGAAGATGGCGCAGAAATTTCTCCAGATCAATACCACTTAACCTGTGGAATATCTTCAGTTCTTGCAAATGGCGGAACAAGCTCATCTAACTTTAGCGTTGGACCTGCTTATATGTACTTTGCACCAGAAGATACAGCTGATCCTACTAAAATTTTAAATAGCTTAACGCTGGCTAACCCAAGCTCAGCATTTAGTGTTAATGTTAGTGTTTTATTAATTAAAACAAAAACTGACGCTGACCCAAATAATTGTGATTGTTAATGAGACCAGTAATGTCATTTGGACAAAAGAATAGCTTTATAAGCAGTATTCCATTTCAAGGCCGTGGCGACTATGGCTTTTCTGCATCAGCCTCGTCATTTAGTCCTGGAATTACAATTAAGCTTTTACCACTAGCGGACTTATCGATTCCACAGGAAGTTGAAACTTCTGAATTTGATGCACTTGTACAGGAACTTAATGATCAATTTAGACCAGGTAAAAGACTAAGTGGAGTTGAAGTAAATTCTCAACACCAAAAAGGTGGTTCAGCTAAAGTATTTGGTCGTTTCATGGGATTTGAACTAGATAGAAAACACCAGGTAATTAGAGCTTTTATTAGAGACTCTCAATCTAATAAAAAGGTTGAAGTATACGCATCTTCCCTTATGACAGTTAACGAAGGTTCATCTAGTCATACAAAAACCTTTATTCAGTTTTTAATACAAGACTAGAAAAGGTCTGTATTAATACAATGCAAGAAATCGATCCAAATGCGGCTCAAGAATATCTAGACCAACTAGATAAAAAGTCAGGCGTAAATACTGGCAAAGCGGCAACTAAAGAAAAATCTAAAACAAAGGCGAAACTTTCTCAACCTAACGAACTTGGGTTAAAGAATATTCCACTTGAAAATCTTCCAAGTAAAGGCAAATTTTACGTAGACGGTTTTAGTCTAGCTATTAAATCAGCAACTGTTGCTGAAATTAGACACTGGTCAACCATCGATGAAACTGATATGTTATCAATCGATGATCAATTAAACTATATCTTAGAACGCTGTTCTGAGGTTAGAATAGATGATGAAATTGTTTCATGGAAAGAAATCTTAGAAATTGACAGATTCTTTATTATCTTTAAAATACAAGAATTAACTTTTCCAAATGGTGAAAACCACCTGCCACACCGATTTGAGTGTAACTGTAGCGAGACTAAATATTCTGAAAGGCTTCCAATTGAAAGTTCAATGCTTAGAATATTTGATTTTCCAGATGAATTAACGCAGTTTTATTCAAGCGAAGATAGAGCATATTCAGTTAAATCTGAAAAAATGAATGCGGAATTTAATATCTATATGCCAACTCTAGGTACTATGAATAGACTTAGAGAAATCATAATTGAATTAACTGCGACTGGCCAAGAAATAGACAGAGCCTTTATAAAGATCGTACCGTACCTAGTTGGAAATTGGGAATCTTTAGATATTTCAGCATATTCTGCTCTAAATCATGAAAGTTTAACCTGGAATATTCCGAAATTTACCTTTATTTCAAAATTTGCGGATGAAATACAAAAGGCCAAAAGACAGTTGCTTAAAGCAGACTGCCCTTTGTGTGGATCTAAAATAGACTCACGAATTTTTTTGGACTCCAGCTTCACTGTTAAAGATCTTTTCCTTATTTCAACTGGATTTAGTGAACTTGTTTGAAACTAACAAGTTCTTAGCCGTGAAGCTGAATCAATCGCTAGATGTATTGTACAGCCTACCATTTTATGAATATTCAATCTACTTAACTATCACAAATAAACAGATTTCTGATAACAATGCTCGAATTGAATCTGAGCTAGACGCCGGTCTTCCAAATTTACCAGGAAAGTTGGCGTAATCAATTTTCGAAAAAATTTCAATAAATAACAAAAAGAAGTATAGATGGAACTTTTTATTGATCTTGCTAAGATTGCCGACGGTCAGCCAGAGCCTATTCTACCTGGGATAAATTTAAATCTATCTGGGCTCGTTGATTTTAACAAGCCAGAAGAGTCTCCTAATGTTGCACAAGGTCAGTTAAAAACTGAAACCGAGCTAACTATACCTAATTTTAATCCGCTAGAGTATTTTGCTCAAATCCAAGCTGAATTTGCTAAAATTAAATTGGCACAGGAGTCAGTTTCTATTAAAGATGATGTTAAAACCTTTCAGGCAGTTCAGCAAAATTCAAATGCTGCTCTTGATCCACTTGCATCCTATTTTGAGCAAAGATTTAATAAAATCGAAACTATTACTAGCGATAAAGAAGAGATTCGACAATTAATTCAGGGTCAATCTGATAACAGATTGTCTGATATTCAATCTATTGTAAATACTCAACTTACCCAAACTGCTGAACTTGAAAAAGAAAGTTCAATAAGTTCAATCTCAAATACAATAGGCGCGCTGGTTACAGAGTTAACTGAAAAACCTAAACTGACTCAGCCTGAAAATATTGCTGCAGTTGCATCGACTAACTTAATAAATTCACAGGAAACCAGATTTGACCAAACTTCACAAAATGTTTCAAATCTATCTGAAACTATTTCTAACTTTGCAACAAATATACTTAACGGCGGAGTAGGCGGAGCCACCTCAGCCCCAGGTGAAGTTAGTAAAAATATGACATTTAGCGAACCAAATAAAAGTACGCTTCAAATTACAAAGGATATAGTTAAACCCGATTTTGGAGCTGCCTCATTATCTGCACTTAAACAAATGGCAGAAAATACCCAAACTTTAACTAATTCATCAAATTTTGTAACAAGCGAAAATTCTCAGTATAATACTAATACAGTTAATCAAGGCCAAGCTCAACCTAATATGGAAATGCCAGCAGCCGGCGGTGGAAATACTGTGGTTATGCCAGGCGGACAGTCAGATAATTCAGCAGTATATCTTATGCAAATGCTAAACTTAATGAAGTCAGGACAACTTAGAGTTAAATTATAATAATATGGAAATACCAACAAATATCAAAATTGAAGCAAAGGGTATCGTCCTTGAATATTCTCAAATATTTGAAGAATTAGAAAGGCTTGAAATGATGGCTTCTAACCTAGAATTACAAAAAGATTTACTATTGAGCAGACTAGAGTCGCTGAGAGATCGCGAACACATGCTAATAGATAATATAGGAGAAGTCGATAAAAAAATTACGTTAAACGAACTTTTATCGTAAGTCCATAAAAATTAGTATAGAGCAAAAATGCAATCTAGATTTATTAAGTTAACGGAATATTGTTTGCTAGAGTATCAATACGAGTCTCTATCACCATCTAATCCAATCATAATCACTTCACCATTTTATACATTAAAGAATGGTGATAACGAAATATTCATGTATAATCCAGATTCTGCACTATATGAAACTGGAAACATTAAAGACTTAACGGTCATTCCTCAGGCAACTAATGGAGGCCGTTTTGTATATCTTGATTCAGAAAACAGTCCAAACTATACTGAATACGATACAACGTTAACCGAAACTGTTGTTCCAGGCGGATCAATTATAGCAGATAGAGTTAGATTTTATATTGCAACCGGCTTTCAATTCACAGAGTTTACCAATATGGTCCTATCAATTAGACAGGACATGAACAATGGTAATTCACTTATTTTAGCAAATATTTTATTAAATGCAACAACCCTCGGCGATGTTCTTCTCTATACGACAAGGCCGCTTATTATTGGAAATACCCTATACGATCGATATATTGATATAATTGTCCCATCTATAAAAAATATGGATGAGGCCTTCTATACTTCGCCGAACCAGGCAAATACCTTTGCTTACCAAATTACAAATGGTGTAGGTTTAGTTAAAGATAATCCAATTACTGTAAATTTATTTGAGTGTGCATTCGGTCCAGACCTAAAGACTGAGGATGAGATTTATACTACAATTGATATTACACAAGCATACAATGCACAAATTTCACAAGGAAACGACTTTGATCTAGTTGGAGCAAAAGTTAGAGAAGCTATAGATGGCGACTATTTAGAATTTTTTGCAACTTGGGATCAGGGTTTTCCAGAAGAGTTTATTGGGATTCTTGAAAAAAGAACTGGTCAAGACTGGATAATTTTTCACCAATTAACCATCTTTGAACAAATTGGATCCGCCTTTGTTAAAAGCGGCGATGCCACGTTTTTTCAAGAAACTAACTTTGATGAGCCTTTAATATTTAGGCCAATTCTTAAGAATGCAAATGAAGCTGTGACAATGGTCGTAGACTATTCAGTTAGACTTGTAAATAGAGTAACTAACGAACAAATTATCAGAACCGCATCCCTAACTGTAGTTAATCCAAACAAATATGGAAAATCTCTACTTAAATTGGATCTTGCAGATAAACCAAATTCATATAAAATATCAAATGTGATTGTTAAAAAATTAACAGATTCTGTTCAAGTCTTTAATGATCCGTCGATGGTTAGGCCAGCTGCAATTCAACAACCGGCTGTCGCCGCAGTTCAACCTAAGGTAATAACAAACACAGTTACTCAATATGTGCCAGTGTTCTATGTTAGAAATTCAATTGCAATATCTCAAAAAAATCACCTAGTAAGATCTGGCAAAGTATCGAATCTTACATATGGTCAAGGTTTACTAGCAATTGCAGTAACTCCATTTGATAACACATTTATGTTTCAGGTAAAAACTGAATCGACTACTAATCAAGGCGAGGTTAGATTAAACAATATGGATTTAACTCAATTTAGTAGATTTGAACTAGTATTTGGATCAGCTGCATCGAAGGTAACGGTTGCCAATGTTACTGACCCTGCTCAAGCAAATATTGATCTTGGTGAAATATTATTTAAAGTAGATTCTGCAATCACGGCTAAAATTCAAAACCTAGATGATGCTAAATTCTATATAGTTACCGTAGGTAAAGACGGCAGTCGTTCTGCTCTATATACTGGAAAGTGGTATAAATCAGATGAGGTTTCAACAGCAGACACAGAAAATGCTCAACAATTAAGTAAAGCAAAGGCTGAATCGGATTTGACAGATACAGTTGAATCGCTAAAGGTTAGAATAACTGAGCTTGAGTCAGAAAATGCCAAGCTTAAAACCTCTTCCATTAAAGACACAGTATCGCAGCCAGCCGGTAATATTGAAGATAGTCCAAAATACAATACTAATCCTATTAAAAGTACTCGCCCAGTATACAGCAGTGGAACTAGTTCAGGTGGCGGAGGTTGTCCAGTTCCAAGTATGTTAATTTTAACAGGAGACGACGCTTGGATCAAGGCTGGCGAATTGGTAAAAGGTACTCAAATCTATACAATTCACGAACATACTGGAGAATGGGGTTACTATGCAATTGAATCAGCTGAACCTATTATTCAGCCAGTTGTTAGAGTTAACTTTGGAGAGTACTCGGTTGATGTATCAGAAAGTCATAAATTCTTAACAGTAGATGAGGAATACGTTAGAATTTCTGATCTTGTATTAGGAGACCTAATTAAAACTCTGGATGGCTTGGTTGAAATTTCATCAATCGAATCAATCGGAGAGGCCGAAGTAATAAAAATTGAAGTAGAAGATGCCCATACATATGTTGTAGAACGAGCAATTTCTCACAATAAGATTAAATCAATTTCGGAGAGCGCTCAGTAAGAACATTAATTTGGTGTATTCGTATTAAACTACACAGATAAATAATAAAAAATAGATCGTCGAATAATGAACGACTTAACAAAAAACTTAATCAAAGAATTAAAAACAGCTACCGCTGTATCTGAGAGCAGAATGCTACAGATGTTCGTCGCTGGCATTGAAGCCAACGTTACTGCTTCTGGAAACATCGAGCAGGCACTAGCCGATCTAGCTGAAGTTAGTGAAAAATTACAAAATAGTGAGCTTGATGCAATCGTTAAGAAATTTAACGAATTGTCAAACACACCGGCCAAAAAGTTAAAAATGATTGAAAATGGTGCAGCAATTCTTCCTAAGATTGCTCAAATCAAAGAATCTGCCGCATACGCTGATCCTATCCTTAAGACCATTATTTCTGGTATTGAGAAATATGCTTCTGTAAATTCAGAGCCAATTGTAATAGAATCAGTTATTGCAAAGCTTTCTCCGTTTTCATTTGATTCAACCGTTAAAGCTGTAGTTGCAGACTTAACTAAATATGTTGCAGAAAATAGAGCAACTCTTGCAATCTTTAATACTATTGCAGATTTAAAGAAAGCTCCAAATGCATACTATGCTAAAGTTTCTGAAAAATTAGAAACAGCTATACTTGAAGGTAGAACTTCAGTTGATGCCTTAACTATGATTCTTGCTGAGGCTACTGCACAGCCAGTTATTAAAAACCTATTAAATAGACTTGCTCAATTTGAATCTTCTCAAAATGGAGGATTTAGTTTAGGTTCAGGTAATGGTTCTACTAAAATTAATCCAGTAATTGGAATTTATACTAAAACTGCTAAGGGAGTTAGAGTGTTAATTGAAAACCATATTATTGATATGAATGATGAAGAAGAAGCTGAAATGGTTCCATTCGCATCAATTCCTCAAGAAGATGAATTTGCTCAAACTGCAAAAGCTTACACAGAATTAGGTTTTAAACCAACTGAACATGGAGTTGAAGCTAAAGGTAAAGCAAATACTATTGCATTTAAAGTTTCTCCAGAAGGCGAAGTTTCATTTGAAATCAATGGTAATATCGCAGAAGACTTAAATAGCTCAGAAATTTATAAAACTCTAGTTGTTGAAACAATTGCGTTTAAGCAAAATGTTGCAAAGATTTTAGAAAATGCAAATATGGTTGCTCAATTTGAATTCGTTCAAAGATTTGTTACTGAAGGTGCACAAAGCTATGCAATCAATACTGAAAAATCTGGTATCTTTGTTTTAGATAGACAAGGTCTTAAGAAATACGATACACTAGGTTTCCACAAATATGTTGCTGAAACTTTTAACTATGACGTAAGCGATCTTTTTGCAATCCAACTTTCTGAAAGACAAGAATTTATTAAAAGTGTTAATGAAAGAAAATTAGTAATTAAATCTGATATTGCTAAATTAGAAGAGTCTATTGAGCAATTAGATTCAGTAATTGCTGAAGCTGACGAAGAAACTCAAGATCAACTTGAAACTCTTAAGCATACAATTAACTCAAGTATAGTAGGTCTTAAAGACGAATATCTTACACTAGATGATAGTTTAGAGACTGACCCAATTCTTGGTGCAAATGGATCTAAATACACAGTAGGTCAAGCAGTGATGCACAACGGCGAACCAGTTGAAATTAGCGGAGTTTCTGCAGACGGCTTATACCAATTAAGCAATGGCGAAACAGTTAAAGAAGACGAGATTATGCCAGAAGCTGAAACTATGTAATTTTTAGAATACTTAAATATTTTTTTAAAGCCTGAGGTAACTCGGGCTTTTTTATTAGTATAATATTCTAAACATACTTAAAGTAGTAACATGGCAAAACAGAAAACAGCAGATGTATTGATTAGTTTAGAAGAAGCTAGAGAACGCGGACTCTTAATCCATACCAAAAAAGACACACCCTATTTCAATTACAGTTTATTCGTAAGATCAGAAGATGAAGTTAAATACAATATTAATCAAAACATCAGTAAAACTGCTACAGGCGGGGAATACTTTAGTCCACTATTTAGAACCGATTGGAATACTAATGGTCATCAATTTCAACTAGAAAATTTAGATCAGGAAGACGTTTGGTTAGATGCGGGTGGTCATATCGGCATTTTTGCAACTAGACTCCTAACACAGTTTCCTCGTATCAAGAAGGTTTTGTCATATGAGCCTTTCCATAATAATATTGAGTTTGCTGAACTTAATCTTGGAGAAAACGGCGTAGCTGATCGATGCGAAATGATTGAAGCTGCACTTGTATCAGACGATGATACAAAAAATGTAGATTTCTTTTTAGCATGGGATTCAGGTAAACACTCGCTGCTTCCAGTTAGAGGCCGTACTCAAGTAACAGTTCCAGCTAAAAACTTTAAAGATGCTCTTAAAGAGGCAACTTGCCTAAAAATGGATGTTGAAGGCTTAGAATATGACTTGATTAAATCTGTAGAGGATTGGTCAAATATCAGAATCGCAATTATTGAATACCACTTCCACTATCGTAACTTGTCTAAAGGCCGAGTTGAAAAATTTAATGAAATCCTAGATATTTTTAAAGCCAACTTTGATGACATTTATGTATGTCCAAACGTTGAAAACACTAAAACCTGGATTACTCACTTTGCTGCAGTAAAGAGAGGCTAATCTAAATTAACTTTATATTAAGGCCGAGTATTTACTCGGCTTTTTTTGTAATCCTATGATGAAACTATTGTATAATAAAGATATGAACACGCCAGCTGCACTATATGCATATTTTGGATATCTTGGAGATTTTTCAACTGATATACCAGGACATACTTTTTACCAAATTGGTTTAATAGATCAATTGTGTAAGCATCACCAGATTGATAAAGTAGATTTCTATTCATACTTATCACACGATCAAGTTGGCGCAACTCAAAAGTCTCCAATTTGGCCAACCAGTCCAGTTACCCCAGTATTTGAAAAGTTTACTAAAGAAAGAATCAGATCCTATAATTTAGGATTTGCTAAAGTCGCTGAAAATATTGAAAAGGGCAGATACGATAAAATTTTCCTAAAAGCCAGATTTAGAAATCTTTCAACCTTAACTAAACAGTTAACTGATGCAAGGCAGTTTGAACTTCTTATTAAAGCAGCAATTCAAACTGGTCAAGCCAATAAAGTTGTAATATTAGATACGGATCTTTCGCTTGATCCAGAATTTGTTGATTTTTGTAAATCTCAAGGAATAACATTTGAAATTCCATCAATAGACTATCCAAATGTATCAAAGGATTTTATTAAAGCCTGTGAAAAGGTATGGTTAGACGAAACTGACAGATTTGAAAGAAATGACAAAGTATTTTATTATGGAAATATTTCATTTGGTAATTATAAAGTAGGTCATGCTAAAAATCCAATTGTGGTTGATGCAATAAAGACGTCTGCTGATTTTAAATCATTTACTGGTAAAAAATACGATGTTGCAATTGCTGGTAAACTTGATCCGGCCCTAACTAGTGATTTTCAAGAAAAGAATATTAAATTAATAAAGAGAACTGACCGATCTGATATTTGGAATGAATATGCTAGTTCAGCAATAAGTCTAAATATCTCAAAGGATCTATATCTAGAGCGAGGATTTTATCCAGCCAGGGTATACGAAAGCCTTATTTTTGGTGCAATACCAGTATCTTATATGGACTATCGTATCCATGAAGCTCTTGGATTTACAGATTTACATAAGTTAGAAGAAATTTTAGCATTTTTTAAAGATTCTAGCCCTTCTGACCGAGCTGCCATCTATTCTAAATGTATTTCAAACCTGTTTCCGTGTAGATAAATAAAGAAAAATGGCCCTACTACTAAATGGCATCAAAATATATTTTAAGTAGAGATCAATTTGTAATTAACGAATCTGATAACTCTAATCCACTATTTGACTTCTTAAATGAAGTTGGTCCAGACCTAATGCAAATGCTGGACACAATTAAACCAGTCTTGCCTGAATCAGTATCAGATGAATTTATTGAAAATTCGCAAAGATACGATGCTGCTCTTAGCCAGTCTGGATTTTCTGAAAATTCTAAATTAGAGCATATTTTATATGCAATGGGAACTACCGGAGTTACCCTATTTACAGAATCTAATTTTAACCTTGATTCAGTAATTGAACATTACTATTCAGTTAACGAGGACTTTTTTGATACACTTAGATCAATTTGGAACGCCTTAACCGAAAACGGCTCGCCACTAGGAATCGTACACTTATTATTAGATATTATTGGATTTATTCCAGCTTCATATTTTGGCTTTCCTATTGATATTGTTGCAGATGGACTAAACGCCGTAATTTACCTGCTAGAAGGTCAATATGGATCAGCATTAATTAGTGTTATTGCAGCAGCTCTACCAGGAATTGGTGATGCAGCCAAAGCATTAAAATTAGCAAAGGGCTTTAAGAAAATAAACAATTTGGCTGAAGTTGCATTTAAAACAGGTAAAGCTGACCCAGGTATTGTTAAGGCTCTTGCCAAAGAAGATCCTGCAACACTTGCTAAATTCTTAAATATATTTTCTGGAGCAAAACCAGTTATTACATTTTTTATAAACCTTGCAAAAGGAGTTGGTCGAGGAATTGAAGCACTATTAAGATCATGGCCAGTAAGTATGCTATTCGGCGGACTTGGTAAAAAGCTTGGAAAATGGCTAGACACGGCAGTTACACCAATTACCAAAAATCTAGATTCTGCAATTGATGATATAGCAGCTCTTACAGCTAAGGGCTCAGACGATATTACCTCTGCAATCAAAGCTGGCGATGCAACAAAGGTTGCAGATACCGGTACCGGTTTAATTACTAAATTAGGCGATGAATTAACTGCAGCAAAAGCCGCAGGTAATATGGCAGAAGTTAAACGTATTGAAGGACTTCTTCAAACTCGTATCGGAAAAGGCTTACCTGGAGCAGGGCGCTTTGTTAAAGGCGGCAGGCTAATTGATGTTATAAATGCAAATCTTAAAATTAGTGATGATCTTCTTAAAACCGGAGGAAAGAATCTAGACGAATTCTTAGAAAAAGGTTGGGATGAATATATTTCTGTATGGAAAGAACTTAAACAGCTAGATGGAGTTCCTCTTACAGCAAGCGACCTTAGTCAACTTGAAAAGCTTAAATCTGCTTGGATGGAAGGTCGTAAAGCTGAGGCGCTATTTGCTGGAATGAAAGGTATTAGCGATTTGCCAGCGGATGATCTAATTAGATTAACTGGTAATGCTGCTGAAATATCAACTAAAAAAGGTGCAAACTTTAGTGCTAGATTAGTTGCAGAGATTTCAGATGATCCAGCCAAATTAAGTAAGTTTTTTAATGGAATTTTATCTAACCCTGCGGCACTAGCCAAATTAGAAGAAGCTGGCCCTGGTGTAGTTGGAATGTATAGACTCTTTGCAAAAAATCCAGAAGTATATGTTGATATTGCAAAAGCTGGATCTAGTGCAATTAAAAGGTTTGACGATTTAGCAAAAGTTGGAGGAACCTGGTCACAAGCTCTTAGAAAAAGTAGAGTTATGCGAAATAAACTAATTATTGCTAAAAACGTAATTGGTGCTCCACTTAGATGTCCAATTGCAGAGTTAGGACAAGGAAATATGGGAGGTATTGAGGCATTAGGTACGTTAGGTTTAAAAAAGGAATCTACTAAATTTATCCTAAGTCGATCTCAGTTTTTGTTAGAGGCAGAAGATGCTGCACCTACTACGGCAGCAGATGAAATATCACAGGAATTAGAAAAAGCAAAAAGAGGTAATGCAATAGTAGGTCCTCTTAGCTATGTTGATATTTGTCAAAGTCACGTAAATAAAGCAATAGACGAACTTGCACTAACTGCAACCATTCCTCCAGCTGGTAGCTCACTAGTTAAAAACGGCCCAAAACAAGATTTTGTTGCAGCCGGAGTTAGTAGTGAAGCTACTATTGCTAATCAAGAAGCAGTCGATGCTACCCTAAAACAAATGGGAATAGATTCTCCAATTTCAGATGCAGGTATGATGACCGAATTACCAGCCGATGCCACTATTCAAGAAGTAATTTCAGAAAGAGTTGGAACCGACTGGCAACACGGCGGCCTATGGTATATGTTAGCTGCGGTAATGACACAGGACATGGAATATGAATCAATTAAATCTAAACTTAAGAGTGCCCTTAAAGAGTATGAAAATAATTATAAGCGTACAGCCGGTAATAAAGCAACAACTGGCTCAATTAGTTTTTATCCATCTCCTGGAGAAGCACAATTAATCAAATCTGAATTTGAAAAACTGGATGCCGATCCATCGTATAGACCAAATTTCTTTGGAGGTTCGGTGACTTCTAGCGACTTACTTAAAATGTTTTAATATAATGAAAACCATAAAAAACATAACTGCTCTATTTGAGCAAACTGCTACTGAAACTGAAACTAAGTTTAAGCTGCTTGCGCAGCCTATCACTTTACCAGCTGGCGAAGGTAGCATTAGAATAAAATGGCAATACCAATTTAGCTGGCCAGCTAAAAATCCACTATTGGGAGATGTTAAGGAGTTAATTAATACAATTAATAATGCTAAGGATGGTGATGCTCAGCAGGTTCTAACTGCAATTAAAGGATCTGACAAAACGCATGAAGTAGGTATTATTAGAGCTAATGTATCAACTCAAAAAAATAGAATAATTGGAAAAGATCTAGGAGAATTTACAGGATGGATCTATCTTTTTTATCCCGATACAATTAATACTCAAGCTATTCCAGCAAATCAAAAAATAGCCTCTGGTATTGATGCCAGACTGACCTATTTAATGGGTGCAGATGGCTCATTTCAAAAGTATTTTAAGGAGCCAGGCACAGGTAAACCAACAGTCGACGCTAAGAAAACCGATGTTGATGTAAAACCCGCTACAGTATTTACGGCAGCTTCATTTTTAGATGGAGACGGACCGGCATACAAATGGTTTTATAATGATATTGGTCTGTATTCAACTTACATAAAGAAAGTCACTGATAAGATTGGAAGGGCAAGGGTTGCAGTTACAACAAGCGGTGATATTGTTCCAATATTTTGGAAATTTATTTCTAAACTACCAGATGGAATGGCTAAATCTGAGCCAGGCGATTCGGATCAGCACAAAATTTATTCGGAACCGCTGCAGACTGCTTTAATAAATCTGTTTGCCAAAGCTGCTAAATTTGACCCGTCAAATTTTTCTAAAGTCAACGTTAATGAATTAACACGAGATCTTTACTCTAAAATGGCCCATGCTGTAGTGGTATTAGGATTAAACGCTGGAAAAATTAAGTTAAATTCACTAGAATTTATGAAAGATCCAGAAAGTGCGGAATATTATGCTCCATTCATAATCTCGGATTTAGCATCCGGTACACTTGTTGATCCGACTGCAGCCGCTGCGACAACCGCGTCTGGATTTGATGGAACTGCTATAACAACTGAAGATCAAGTGTTAAAGATTTTTGCAGGATTAGTCGTATCTGACAAGACACTTTGGGGAACCCCAGATGTTTCTACAATCGATAAAGTTAAAACTCACTTTAAAACCAATATGAATAAAACTAGTGCAGGATCTTATGAAAATATGTTTGCTGCTATTAAAAAATTCTCAGGATTTAAACACGGTCAAACGTATAGTGGATCAAAAGGATTTAAGGATTTTGAATCTGTGGTAAAGGGAACAGCTACTGGAAAATTTGATGATGGGTTGCTTACAATTATTAAATCTGCCATAACAGCCTCTCCAATTAAATAAATAATTAAAATAAATTAAAAAAATGAGAAATATTAAAAAATTTTCAGACTTTATAGTCGAACAAACCGGAAGATTTGGACAAGCTTCTTCCTCAAGCTCATCTGGTCAAAAAAGCAGTACATCTGCTCCAAAAAAGGAAGAACCAAAAACTCCGCCTGCTGCTACAACCATTACGCAAGCAGAGTTTGATAAAGTTGTTGCAGAATTAGATGGATTTGCACTATTTTTTGCAAATAAAGCACAAACCCTAGCTAAATACGATGAAACCTCAATGTCAGATTGTGATGGTAATTTACTTGCATGGAGCGATGACGAAGCCTGCTATTGGAAAATTATTTGGCAAAACTGGGGAGCGGAAGGATGCCCTGCTGCATACACTAAATTTGCCACAAAGGTTACTGAATTTACTGCAAACCTTGCTAAATATCCAAATCAAGATGCTGCTAAATTGGTTCAAACTAGAGCTTCTCATAATTTGCACGAAGCAAATAGAATGAATCAAAAGGATAACAATACTATAACTGCTCCAGCTGGAAAACGTTCAGACACTTTACGTGGAATGGTTATGAAGGTAATTAATAACGATGATCATAACTTTAGATGGACTATGTATTATACTACTGCAACGGTTACTCCATTTGGAGGAGGCGCGCCATCTACCGTTTCGCCAACTTCAACTTATAAAGTAGATTGTGATTTTTAATTTATGCTAATAATTGATATAAGAAATTCAGAGTCTCTGGAAAGAGCACTCAAACAATTAAAAAGAAAGGTCATTGATACTAAACAGTTACAAAATTTGCGTGATCGTAAAGAATTTGTAAAACCTAGTGTTAAGCGAAGATCTGAAATTAATAAAGCAAAGTACATTCAAAAAAAGTGGGATGCAGACAATAAATGATTTTTACATTCACAGATTATTTAGCAGAGAGCGAAAAGCAGCTTGAAATTCGAGCAGCTGGCTTGGCTATTATCTGGGAAGGCAAACTTTTATTAATTCATCCTTCTGATGCAAGTTGGAAGAACCAACCGTTTGGCATTCCTAAAGGTGGAATCGAAGATGGTGAAGATCTTTTAACTTGCGCAATTCGTGAGACAAGGGAAGAGACCGGGATTACGGTAGATCCAGAACTAATTGATAAAAATGAGAAATATTTTGTATTTTACCGTCGCGGTATTCCTCACAGTCGCTGCGCTTATTTTGACGTACGCATTGAGAGCCTTGAACAAATTGGCCTTGCTTCGCCGAAGGTACCTAAAGAACAACTACAGGCCGAGGAGGTAGATTGGGCTGGATTTGTCCCAATACAAGAGGCAATTACTAAATTATCGCGCTCTCAGCAGATAATTGCTCAACGATTGATTGAAACTATCGAATAGAGTTTGGTATAATATCTTAACAAAAACAAAGATATTTATGTCAAAC